TGGACCCAGAGTTGGGTGTGATATCTAATGCCGCTACGGGTGAACTTAGGAGCCTGTTTGCTAAAAAAGGTGTGGCTGATTTAATTCCTCAAATTTTGAAGGAATCCGATAATAATCCTATTATTAAGGAAGGCCTGCAGTCTGAGTATATCAAGTATTTACGCAATATCGCGCTAGGTACTACAGAGGATATTGGCGGTGCGGCTGTCATGCAACCGGGGGCCATTAAGAAGTGGATGGAAAAAGAAGGCTCTGAGACGATGACTGTCATGGACAGTCTATTCGATGACAAACCTAAAATGCAGATACTATTACGCGAAGTAATGGGATTTACTAATCAAGTAGGTGGATCACGCGCATCTAAGGCACTACCTGCCGGATCAAATACCAATGAGTTGCAGCAATTCCAAGGCGCAGTAAACCGGTTAATTTATATTACTGCAGGCCCATTAAGCCGTACTGGTACAAGAATACGGGCTGGTATGCAGTTTGCTTCAGACAAATTAGACGTAGCAAACCAAGCACCCAAGGCTATGGACACACTACTAGCCGATCCGGACCTCGCTCTTCAACTTGCAGAAGAGATTGCACGGCGTAGGTCTTCAGTAGGGTTTGGTGAGGACTTTAGAATAAGCAGAGAGATGGCTGATAAACTATTCCAAGCCGGTCTACGGGTAGGTTTATACGCAGAAGAGGATCGTGAGCCTGTGTATTCATTCTGGGATACTGTTATGAGTGCGGAACGGTCTATCACCGATACTGCTAGTCAGATGAAACAATTAATTCCTAATTAGGCGAGTACGCTTGGCCCCAACCACGAAGCCGAGCGTACTCTTACATCGAAAGCGACCACATTTTGCTTTGATGATAACTTCTTATACCGCATCTAGATAGACGCTACAAGCAGCGTCAGGTTTCTTGAGGCAATTGGACACACATGGATATCACTTTATGATCAGGACTAGGAGCAGTACTCCTTAGTCTGTATTGATCAAATTGCTGAAATTCTATGCAGGATAATTGATCTTGAAAAACGACATTTGTCGCATGAACTTTGTACATCCCTAGCTGTATTAGTACAGCAACGTATATCCACATGTGTATACTCCATATGATTTGTACGTCATAGCGTAAATTTATGATTTATACGCCATAACGTAAATTAGGTTATATCAACCATTTCACACACGTCCCCAGAGCAGGCTAATGTCTGCATCCCAGACGTGGTATCCTCTAATTCGTATTCAGATAATTTCGTCCAATCTATTTTTTCGGGCATCTGATCTAGAAGTATGTGATAATCAGTAGCCTGACAGTCCTGATATGGAGCCTGCTGGTATATGTGATCATCGAATGGAAGGAACGACACTCCGGACATCTCATCGAAATGCTCATACACGAAGGCACCTACTTCCAGCCATTCATGCGACCTAATATTGCAGGTAATTGAAGGCTTATGCTCACACCAATGCCGCTGGTAAGCCAGCCAGAGTTTTAGTTGATCTATGGCAGACACGTCTTTTGTATGGACTGCTCCTACTGGAGATTTTACGGGAAATGAGAATACAACGGTTGTATCTCCCTTACTGACACAAGGCTCATTTGGTATACCCTGATCAGACATAAGTCTCGTAAGAGGGTCTTTGGAATCACCTCTAACGGTACGAATGTAATAAGGACTATGCCGTGGGTGTATCCCACTCGCGCTATCACACAACTGTGAAACCGTACCACTTGGCTTAACACAGCTTATGGCTGTACTTTGTGGAATGCCCAATTTCTCAGACCATTCTTCATTTGTATCAATGGCTATTTGCTTGAGATGCTCAAGAGTATCAGCCAGACCTTCATTGGCTAAAGTCATAAGCGGGTTATCCATGATACCTGTCAGACTTACGCCTAGCAGCCGCTCCTCTTCTGTGTTGTCTGCCCAGATTTTCCGCAAGTAAGGGAATTTGGTATATGTAGATTGGATAGTACCAAGTATAGTGGCAAGTCGTACCTTTTCCGCGATGTCATCAATGGTATCTGTGGCCCTGATAACCGCTTCTGTGAGGTTGCAAAACTGATTAGGCCGTAAGCTGATCTCCGAACATGGGTTGCAACCGAAGGCGTAGTCAGATTTTCTACGCCCAGATTTTTCTGCCAAATCTTTGCAAGCCTGCCGGTTAAAGATACCACGTTCACCTGTCCCACTTTCCATGAGACTTACCCACTCCCGCATGAATGCAGACATGCCGGGTTTTTCGGTGTAAGCAACTGAATTGTTTGCTAAAGTTCTTTGACTTTCTGTCGCGTACCAACCGGTGCCTGCTTTGGCATGGCGCATCTTGTCATCTTCTAAATTAGACAATGAAATCATGGCACTGCGTCGAACACCGCCTACTACAACCACATCTCCAATTTTACACATAATGTCATGGCAGTCCAAAGAGGACAATTTGCGGCCTTGCGCACCCTTAAATTTAGCCACTGCAAAATTGAATAAATCAACCAATGGTGCAGGTCCAGATGCCCTGCCACCAAACGTCTTCAGCCTTGCTCCGGCTGGACGAACACGCGAGACATCCCACTGTGGAATTTCACCCGCCCATAGGAGTGCTAGAACTTGTCTGAGAGCCTTCGCCCAACCTTCCTTACTATCCTTCACGACGATTGTGGTTTCACACTCAGACAAGTCAGGAACTTCGGGCAGGAGATTGATATACTGCTGCTCGACAGAGAACCCAACACCAGTTCCACAGAGCAGGATAAACATAGCCTCGTCGAAGGCTTCTCTTCTATCTACGGCTAGATAAGAGCAATTATACATACAAGTATTGTCACGCCTACTGGCCTCTCCTGCACACATCAACGACCTCATAGAGGGCATAACGCTGAGTGAGAGGATTGCATCACGTATCTGTGCCTGATCGACAGGCTTCAGCCAAGTATTGACGATATTACTCATATATCTATCGACTGTCTCAGGCCATGTTTCTCTTCGGCCTTCTTCTTCCAGCCAACGTGCGTAGCGGCTGGTTGCGATGAATGTCTGGTAGTCTGTGGGAAGGTAGTTACTATTCATTTGTGGTCCTTACTAAATCTGATAGGTCTGCTTTGCTGTAATTTGGTCCTTTGAGAACCTTGCCATCAGGCCGGTACAGAGGTTTACCATCCGGCCCTAACTTGCTCATATTTGCTGTGTGGATGCGCCTGACTGCCTCGTCCAAGTCCCAGCCAAAGGTGGCAGCGTAGCCGTATACTACATAGACGATGTCGGCTAATTCTGAGAGCATTGCTGCAGGGCGATTACCGGCGTCACTCTCGTCTGAAAACTCGCCAAATTCCTCTGCCACTAGCCGGTATCTCAAGTCCTCTAATTCACGATTAAAACGCCATTTCTCGTCCAAGGGATGGCCCATTGCAGTGGCAAATTGCCTGACCATTTCTAAGGGAGTTTGGACCGGAAGAGGGTCAGCCAGAGAAGCCACGTCATCTATGTCTTGTTGAGTGATCACTGGTCAGTTTCCAATTCGGAAATTAACCGGTCCAAGTACCAACGACACTTCTTGAGGTCTTGCAGACGTTTCTCTTTGTAGGGCCATCTCCATAGGTATTTAAAGGCGTTCTGCCAACAATAGGCTTCATGCGCCGATACGTTTAAAACCCCGTCTGCCATAGCCTTCATTGCTACTATGCACTCTATAGTACCTTCATTATAGTGAGGCGGTTTATCCACCATGTTTGGCTGGTCAATTGCGCCTTGATGCCATTCCTGTTCTGCCCACTTAGCCATCAGTGCAGTTTCCTTTTAAAGGCCACTACATTTTCGGTATCACCAAGGATGTCTTTCAGAACTTCTTCCGGATCAGCATTCTCAGGCATAGACCTTTCGATCATGCGAGACATGTGCCGTGCCATCATCCCATCAAAGGCTAGTTTATCGATACCTTCGCGCATGGATATCATCATCCCGTTGAGGACATCCAAGTAGAAATACCGGTCTTCTTCATCCAGATCGTCGGACAGAGAATGACCAACCTTGAGGTCAAAAGAATGATCCTCTTCGTTGATAGTCATAATTATTGCTAGGACGTTCTCGTCAAAATCTTCGATTTCCATTATCGGCCTTTTTTGGTCAGTTTGAAAAATTCTTGCGCGTCAATCACAGCCAATGGCTTCTGACGATCACCCTTGATTATTGCCAATGGAGTGGCACCTTTCGGACAATTGTCTTGAGCCTGCTCCATGATTTTGTAGACAGCGAAAGACTTGTTTGCCTTGCATTCTACTGAGTAAGGAAACAGCCTACGGGCCAGTGGGCTGAGTTGGATATCCTCGCCGCCACACCCCATGCTGGTGCTGCGCACATCGTCCTTTTCCAATTTTTTAGGGAAGAGTGCGAGAATTTGATCCCGCACCCATTGTTGGTGTTTGCGCCCTTTAGCCTTGGCACTGGATGGCGTTATAGCCACTTGGGCTTTTCAAGCAGGGTAAAGTCACCCCAGCCTGTGCCGTAATCGTCTAGCTGTTTGGCGTCTGCTATCCGGCGTAGGGTTGCCAGCACCTGCTCATGCGCCCATTCCATTAACTCTGGACCTACAACATGCTGGTGGGCCACGTATGGAGCCGTCTTTTCGATTGCTAAGAAGGAGAACTCTTCTACGTCAATCTGGGCCAACTTACAGACGTATAAGTAAAAGGCTGCTTGCAAAGGATACGCATACTTCCAACACTCTTTGGAAAATCCGTCAGGACTGCTGTCGATAGTAGATTTAACATCGTAAATTACTTCTTTTACCCTACAGTCAAATCGTGTCTTCAATCCTAAACCCGTGCTTGGACACTCAACAAAGATGGACACCTCGTTTTGCCGGTCTGGATGCTCAAGGACTTTCCGGAAAGCCGGATTAGCCATTGCCGACTTAGCCATTGCCCTTACCATGTACCACTCACCTTCTGTGAGCAGCACTTGATCCGGACCTAAGTCTCTCTCCATCTCAGTATACGCCTTGGACCGTCTGGTCTTTGGCCCTTTGATGGCTATCTCCCTATGCGGCTCTAGCAGTATCCCATGCAAAGCAGAGCCAATTAGGAGAGCGGCAGTAGAGGTGAATTTCTGGCCTTTCCAGTGAGCCAGAGATTTCTTCCAGACCGTCTTAACCGTAGTAGAGGATATATCAGCAGTCGCGTGATAATCCTCATTGGTCATATTCTCTATTACACCCACTTTTTAAAAGTCGTGTTCTAGAGTGTTAACCTCTTTCATAATTCGGTCTTGTTCAGCCTCGTCTGCCTTACGGGCAATCGCATCGAAGTAAGATTTATCAATACGTGCATTCTCAGCGTCCACCATATCCGCTACTGCAGACATGCTGTCATAAATTCTCTGGTCTAGAGTTATTTTATTCTGCAGATCAGGGCTAAAGCGCATAACATAATATTTAGCACCCTTGTCGGTGGTCTGCTTATCAGCCGTAAGAGCCAAACGAAAATTAATGAACTTACTATCAGACGGGATGCGCTTTATTACATCATGGTAAAACGGGCCGTAATTCTTGCGCTTGAGAGACAAGATCACCGGTTCATTTTCTATTGTACGTTCTTCTCCGGAAGCAGTCTTTCCTGTATATGATACTAGACCACGTACCACACGATAGCGATCACGGCCTTCGTACTCTTTGCGTTGCTCTGGCGTCATCTGAACCGACTGTTCGTATGTAGGCATACCACACATTGTGCCACCTAGTTGATCACGCGCTTCTTCTCGTCTATCAATAATAAGTCTGGACTTGTTGACTAGTCTACCATCGTCCCAGTGCATATACTGGATGTGATTTGATAGAGCATGAAGTACTACGCCGTCTTTGGCATACACACGTTCTTCATCTGTATTTAAAAAGAATGCACCCAGTGGAATTTGGTTGCCGTCTTTGTCTTCGCCCTGAGAGTTTATCTTTAAGGCCGGTATTCTAACCGATTTAGGCGCATCTGCAGCACCCAGCCTTGCAGCCAATTCATCTGGCGTTAGGCCACCTTCTGCGGGAATTATATCAGACATTTTGTCTCCTTGATTTGAACATTCATTTTACCATAACTAAGTGGCGTTTGTCAATGATAGTTCTTCCTGATCAAGCCAGTTTTTGCCTGCACTAATTTCTATGTCAAAGGGTACTACGCACTTGTAGCCAAAACGTGTGACCATCTCTTCATCTATGCGGGTCATTGCTTCAACCAGTATGGATTTTACCTGTTCAACCTCATCCGGATGAGTGTCTACGACTATACTATCATGCACAGTAAGGATGAGTTTGCTTCTCAGACTAGCCTGCCGGAAGAAGCGTAAAGCGCGGATACAGGCTAGTTGAACCATGTCGGCTGAGAACCCCTGCACGGGGTAATTTAGTATCTGCGTGGAATGGCTCACTCTATTGCCTCTGGTCCGAACTACGTTAGGCCAGAAGTACTGCCGACCAGACGGCGTCTGAACGATACCGTTCTTTAAAGTGCCGGTCATTAGGGAGTTATGCCAAGCCTCTATGCCACGGTAAATCTCATAGAATTTGCCGAAATACGCTTTGATATGTGGCTCCATTCCTGCCCCTGTCCCGCCAAAAAGGGGTTGGAAGGATGCCCACTTATGGCCTTGACGTTCATCCTTGGTCACATCCTTTGGGTCTTTCTGTAGGCAGATTGAGGCAGTCTGACGATGGATGTCTTTACCTCCTAGGATGTCGGCTAACCCTTGGCTATCACGGCTTAGTTCAACACACGTTCTAAATTCCAAACCACTATAGTCGGCTTCTAGTAGCAGGCCATCATCAAACCTGCTGACAATAGCCCTGCGTACAGGGAAGCCTCTTTTAGGCCAGTTTTGAGCGTTAGGATTGCTAGAAGACAGCCTACCAGTAGCAGCAATACACTGATTAAAATTTGCATGTAGTATTCCATTCTTGCGCGTACCTCTTTTTAATCCAGCCACAAAACTGTCGAGATAAACTGAGACAGCCGATAAGCGGGATAATTTTGTTAGAAATTCAACTGCCACCGGCTTTCTCTTGCGAGTGGCTACTCCGATCAAAGTTTGGATGGTTTCCTTGTCGGTTTTAAAACCACCGGCAGCGGCGTAGGATGGTCCGGTTGGTATCATCCTCAGACCGGCTGTTTCACCGGTGGGTTGGTAGATAGCACCAAGACCGCCGCAAGTTTTGCATTTAGTCCTATTCTTGTATGGCTCTTCTGTCTGGATGCGGTACTTCTTGCCCAACTTAATTTTAGTCTTCACCTTGAACTTCTGTATTGAACCAAATCCATTGCAGTGACTGCAGCACACCGCTTGTGTTTTCTCGACCACACGGGTGGTAGCCCTGA